AGGCACGTTTACTAGAGGTTTTGAACCGCGTGTCCGTGACTCTGTAGACCAATCAACAAGCCCAGGTGAGGCTGCTATCAACCCTCAAGGGTTATGGCGTCGAGGTGAATCGTCATGGCATTACGGTGCTGGACAAAAATATGCTGACACAGCCGAAGGTCAAGATTACCGTTACTACTCTAGCAAAGGTGTTAACCCTTGGACTAAAGGACAGTTGACATTACTGAACGCAACTAAACAATCACAGTCGTCAGCGAACACCAATCTGCAAGTGGTTGTAGCAAATAACGAACTATATATGTTAGATGGTACAGCGGTCAGGTATTCATCTAACCCGTTTGATGCGTCACCAACATGGAATTCTGTGTCAGGGCTACCTGCACTCACCCCAAGAGATATTGCGTCAGATGGCACAAACATTTATTTAACATACGCTGGCACAACAAACAGTTACGGTCTATGGAAAGTTAACTCGTCACACACCGCATCCAATGTCGCTTACGGACATCAACTATATTATGTCGACTTCGTTAAAGGACATCTAATAGTCAGCGGAGACAGCGCATCTGCTTCCGCAACAGACCTGTATTACGACCCGACAGGAAACATTGGGGGCGACGACTACGCCCACCCGATATCAACATGGAACTGGGTTAGTTTCGCTTCAGGTCAAAACGCCATCTACGCGGCAGGATACTCAGGTGACCGTGGCGCAATCTACAAAATCACTATCACAGCAGCAGGCGTATTAGACCAACCAGTTGTCGCACTCGATTTACCTACAGGTGAAATACCTACAGCAATCTACGGATACCTTGGCGGCATTGCTATCGGCACAAACAAAGGTGTACGGTACGCAACAGCAGACGCTTCATCAAACTTGACAGCAGGCGCACTCATCCCAACAACAGGACAAGTTCTTTCATTCACCGCTGAAGACAAATTCATTTGGTTCACATGGTCACAATACGATTCAACATCAACAGGTTTAGGTCGCCTCGATTTATCTACTCTGATAGCAACAAACACCCCAGCGCACGCATCAGATTTGATGCACACATCAACCGCTAATGTCCTATCGTGTGCTACATACAGTAACAAACGGGTGTTCGCAGTATCAGGCGCAGGAGTGTATGTAGAAGACTCAGCGAACTTTGTGACAGAAGGCGACATAGTTACAGGCATCTACCGTTGGGGTATCCCAGACCGCAAATTTGTAGCCAAATTTGATATCAGAACCACCCCACTTTACGGCACAGTAACCCCATACATTGCTTTAGATTCTGGGGATTTTATGTCAATGACACCACACAACGCTGCTCTGGCTACAGAAGCAGTGGCGACAGGTCCACAAAACAAGTTCATTGAAGCAAAATTCAGACTTGTTCTTGCCAGAGGTTCAGCAACAACAGCCCCAACTTTGACCCGTTGGATGGCTAGAGCATACGCTTCGCCAGCCCGCAGCCAAGTTTTCCGTGTCCCAATCCTCATGCACCATAGGCTTGTGGTTCATGCAACCGAATACTATTTTGATGTAGAATCAGAACTACAGGCACTACGGGACTTGGTAACAAATCCTGTTGTGGTAAACTACCAAGAAAATAATGAAACATATTCTGTAGTGGTAGAAGATTTAGAGTTCCAGATAGTAGACGGGTACCAAGACACATGGGACCTTGAGGGAACTTGTACGGTTACAATGCGTTCGGTTCAAGATTAGGAGTGTAAATGGCAGCAGTTACTAGACGTTCTTATGCGGGTGCGGCGCCAGCGTGTACACTCACGAACTCTATTACCGCTGGTGACACTACAGCGTTGTTGACGGGGACTGTGACAGCGTGGAATAGTACGGCGACAGGTCCGTTCTTCATGGTTATCGACCCAGGTTTAGTTACTGAAGAAAAAGTTTTGGTTGGTTCTCGTACAGGTTCTGCGTTGTCAAGTATGACTCGCGGTGCTGATGGTACTACTGCTGCTTCTCATGCTGCTGGTGCTACTTGTTATCCTGTGTTCACTGCTACTGACGCTGATGAGGCGAACACTCTTGCTGCTGTGATGACCACTCGCGGTGACTTGATTAAGATGGGTAGCGGTCCTACTGTTGCTCGTCTTGGTATTGGTACGGCAGGCTATGTGCTAACTTCGGATGGTACTGACCCTGCGTGGGCTGTTCTGCCTGCTAGTGGTGTTGCTGGTGATAGTGACCAGTTGGTTTTAGGTTCACAAGTATTCGGATAATATAGGAGATATATGGCATCAACATTCACTAAGTTAGCGTTACAACCAGCAGGTACTACAGGCGATGGTTTAGGTATTCTTGTTGTTGCTACTGCTACAGCAGGTACAGCGATTCACACAGCGTCATCTACTGCAACAACTATTGATGAGTTGTGGTTGTACGCATACAACGACCATTCAAGTTCTGTTGTTCTGTCGGTAGAATACGGCGGTGTGACTTCGCCTAAAGATGTTATCAAATCAACGCTTACTTCTCAGGCTGGACTTGTTCTAATTTGTGCTGGTCTGGTAATTCAGGGTAATGCTACGGCGAAAGTTGTGCGAGCCTTCGCTGGTACAGCGTCTAAAGTTTCTTTGTTTGGATATGTAAACCGAATAACGGTTTAGGTTTTTGTGGGTAGACCGCACGCACCTCGTACTAGGGTTGGCACAGCGTTATCTGATTGGAGTTTTCCTACAGGTGATGGTCCTGCACCAATCCCTGTTGATTATTTAGTTGTTGGTGGTGGTGCTGGCGGTGGCGGTACAGTAACAAATAATTATGGCGGTGGCGGTGGTGGTGCTGGCGGTTTTCGTACTGACACAAATTTTGTTGTAACATCTGGTGTAGCGCTCACTGTAACAATCGGTGCTGGTGGTGCTGGCGGTGCTGGTGGTGGCGCTAACGATGGTGCGTCTGGTGCCAGTTCAGTATTTAGCACCATCACATCTGCTGGTGGCGGTGCTGGCGGTGGTAGTAATCGAGTCGGTGTCGCTGGTGGTTCAGGTGGTGCAGGCAGTGCAGCGCAGGCTGGTGGTTCAGGTAATACACCTAGCACTTCGCCAAGTCAAGGCAATGCAGGTGGTACAGGTACGACTAACCCACCTTATGCAGGTGGTGGCGGTGGTGGTGCTGGTGCGGTTGGTGGTAACGCAGTTAGCGATACACGCGCTGGTAACGGTGGCAACGGCACTAGCAATTCTTTTTCAGGTTCAGCGGTCACTTATGCAGGTGGTGGCGGTGGCGGTAAAGACTCAGGTCAACCTGGTACTGCTGGCACTGGTGGCACTGGTGGTGGTGGTGCTGGCGGTGACGGTGGCAACGCTTCAAACGGGACAGCAAACTTAGGCGGTGGCGGTGGCGGTGCAGGATTAACGGCGTCATCAAATGGTGCAGGCGGTACTGGTGGTTCGGGTGTTGTAATTATTAGGCACGCCGATACATATGCAACAGCATCAACTACAGGTTCACCTACAGTGACAACTACGGGTGGATACAAGATTTACAATTTTACTGGTAGTGGAAGCATTACTTTCTGATGCGTTTCGATAAGCGTGGTTTGATTGGTACAGCGTTATCGTCTTGGGCTTTCCCTACAGGTGACGAAAAACTCCCTGTTGCAAACTATTTAGTTGTTGCTGGTGGCGGTGGCGGTTCAGGTGCCGCAGATGGTACAGGGCAAGGCGGTGGTGGAGCGGGTGGACTTCGCTCAACTGTTACTGCAACTGGCGGTGGCGGCACACTTGAAACTGGATTCATTGTTGTTGCTGGTGTGACCTACACAATCACTGTCGGACTTGGTGGTGCTGGCGGAACGATTACTGCATCACCTGGCAATATTGGTGGCAACGGTTTAACATCCTCAATTGTTGGCACAAGTGTTTCTATTACAACTGTTGGTGGTGGTGGTGGTAGTTATCAGGGCGGTGTCGGTGTTACTGGCGGTTCGGGTGGTGGCGCTGAGGGCATCGCATCAACGCCTGGTGCTGGTACAACAAACCAAGGTTTCAGTGGCGGTAATCATCAAGTCTCGATTGCTACACCATTCCCAGGCGGTGGTGGTGGCGGTGCTGGTGCGGTTGGTGTTGACGGTTCTGGTAGCACTGGCGGTAACGGTGGTATAGGTGTCGCTACAACTATTAGTGGTTCATCTGTTTACTATGCAGGTGGTGGCGGTGGCGGTACTGGTAGCGCTGGCACTGCAGGCGTTGGCGGTCTTGGTGGCGGTGGCGATGGTAGTAAATCAAATACGGCTGGCACTGCTGGCACAGCAAATACTGGTGGTGGTGGTGGTGCAGGTACGGACACTGGTGCGCTTGCATCTGCTGGTGGTGCTGGTGGTAGCGGTGTAGTCATTATTGACGCAGGACTTACGGCAGCATCGACTACAGGTTCACCAACAGTTTCAGGCACAATCTATACTTTCACAGGTTCAGGAACAATAACCTTCTAGGAGAAAAATATGGCACACTTCGTAAAAATAGAAAACGGCAAAGTCACTCAAGGGATAGTTGTACATAACAACGAACTCTTGGTTGACGGGGTTGAAGTTGAGTCTAAAGGTGCAGAGTTTTGTACAAATCTTTTCGGTGGCACTTGGATACAAACCTCGTACAACAACCGTATCCGTAAACAGTACGCAGGTATCGGCTACACATATGATGCTGTAGCAGATGTGTTCATTGCACCTGCTCCGTTTCCTTCTTGGGCGTTAGACAGCAACCATGACTGGCAAC